GTGGAATACCAAACGCTATAGTTTCAACTCTTGTTAATGTTGTTGGAGTTCCTAATGTTGCAATTAAGAAAGAAGAAGAAAATGCTAAATTAGATGAAATCTTAGATGCTAATGATTTTTGGAATATTTACAATCAAGAGCAAATGCCTTTAACTATGGTTGAAGGTTGGGGTGCTTATAAGATTAATTTTGATAAAAGTATTAGCGATAATCCTATTATTCAATATTACACTGCTGAGAATGTTGAGTTTATTTATAAAGGAAATGTTTTAATAGGCATCATTTACAAAGATTATTATAGATATAACAATAAAGAGTATCTTTTACTTGAAACAAGAAGAATTGCTAACAAGACTTCGTATATTGAATATGAACTTTTTAAAATTAGTAAGAGCAATGATTTAACACCTGTTTCTTTAAGTGAAGTTCCTGAGTTATCAGGATTGAAAGAATATAAAATAGAAGGCTTTAATAAGGTTATTGGCGTTCCTACAAAGTTTTTCTATGACCCTCTAAATAAAAACTACGGCAAGTCTATATATGCAGGTAAAATTGATTTATTTGATGACCTAGACCAAATATTATCACAAGATAGTCAAACAGTTAGAGTGTCTACTCCTGTTGAGTATTATCCTGTGGATTTATTAGAAAGAGGTAATAAAGGAAAACCAAAGTTGCCTAAAGTTTATAATAGACAGTTTATCCAAAAAGATGGAATACCTGATGGCGATGGAAAGATGGATGGAACTATTCAAACAACACAGCCTGAATTGAACTTTGACCAATACAGTGCTGATGCAAAGGCTAAACTTGATTTTATTCTTACAGGTTTGCTAAGCCCTGCTACTATGGGTATTGATATAGCAAAGAAAGATAATGCTGATGCACAAAGAGAAAAAGAAAAAGTTACAATTATGACTAGAAGAAATATCATTGATAGGGAGGCTAGAATATTAAAATGCCTTTTTGGTTTAAGTTTGTCAATGAAAGAGTATATGGAAACAGGCTCAATAACACTAAAGGATTATGATATTTCAATTACTTATGATGAGTTTGCTAACCCTTCATTTGAAAATGAAATCCAAGTGTTAGGTCCTGCTTGGAATAATGGTCAATTATCTACCGAAAAGTATGTTGAATTACTTTGGGGAGATAAATTAAGTGATGAGGATAAACTAAAAGAAATTGAATACCTAGAGAATAATAAAATGAGAGATAATCTAGTAATGGGAGATTTTGAGGAAGATGAAAAACCAAATAAACAAAATAATGGAGATAAAGAGTAATTATCTCAATAAACTAAAAGAAATACAAGTTGAGTATTTATCTACTATTTATTCAGGTTTTATTGAAAAGAAATCAGTTAGAGATATACACAAAGATATTAGAAAAGTTAGTATCTATTATTCAAATCTAGGTATTGATGTTAATATGAATACTGAAAGATATGCTATGGCTTTGACTAAGAAATTAAATAAAAAAATTGATGTTATAGGACTAACTCCTGTTGCTATATCAACTTTAGTTTTTAGGTCTTTTAGCAAAGAGGAGGCATATCAGCAAATGTCTAGTTTGAATTATGAAAAAGTTTCTAAACTAGAAGAAAAAATGAAAAATAAAATGTTGAAGGAAGAATTAAAAAAGAACAGGTCGCTTGAAAAAGCAAAAGTTTTCTATCTTGCATCGTCTCACGATGATTGTGCAATTGACCACCAAGACTTTCAAGGTCTTATATATGTTGATGAAGAATGGAGAAAATATGTTAAGAATGAACAAGCGATTGTTGAAATAAGAAAGTATATTAACGAAAATAATGTTAGGACTTTTCAGTGGGTAACAGGAAGCCCTGTATGGTTTATTACTAGACCTAATTGTAGGCACTATTTCAAAGCGTTGTCCACAATTGATGTTTTGAATAAATCTTTAGATGTCTTGAAAGAGGAAAATGGAACTCATACATCAGTAGGTAGTAGAGAAACTCAAACAATTAGACATCCAATCAATAAGGGATGGTATACCAAAAAGAATATAAAGGACATTATAAGAAAATACAAAGAAAGGCTTAAATACCATCAAGCATTGTATAAAAAGTTTAAAAATGACGAAATATTAAATGCAATCAATAAAGATAAGTTGATGATAGAAAAGTGGGAAAAGTATTTACAAACCATTTAAAATTGTGTTATAATAAAATTACTAGATAGCGAGGTAACAGTTATGGAAAAAGAAGAAATGAAAATGCAGGAACAACCAACTCCAACTGCAGGAGAAGAAAAAAAGGTTGAAGAACAACCTACAGTGTTTAATCAAGAACAAGTCAATGAAATCGTTAGAGGAAGATTAAGTAGACAAGAACAAAAGTTCTATGAAAAGTATGGTGTGAAAAATGAAGAAGAACTTAATGCTTTGATTGAAAAAGGCAAATCTTTTGATGACGTCAGTGGCAAGTTAAATGATGAAACAAAAACTAAGCAATCATTATTTGAAGAAAATGCTTTACTAAAGAATAATATCAAAGCCGATAGATATGACGATGTCAAGGCTTATTTCAAAGGTAAAGAATTAGAGTTCAATAATGAAAACTTAAAGAGTGCTATTGAAACACACCCTGAGTGGATTTCAAAAGACGATGCAAAGAAAACAACTATTACTGAAATAGGTAATGAAGGTGGAAAGCAAAAAGAACAACCTAATGAAAAAGATATTGCATCAAAAATGTTTGGTTTTACAGGTGGGTTTGTTAGATAGTATTTTAAAAAATTAAAATATTAGAAAAAGGAGATTAAAAATTATGCCAAACAATAACTTTAGTTTAATTACTAAGTATTTAACTAATGCGTTAGATACAGTTTTTGCTAGTGAAAGTAAAACTAGAATATTAGAAAATGGCTCTAAGTTTATTGATTTAAACTTTAAAGAGACAGGTTATGTAAAAATCTTAAGCATCCTTATGGATGGTCTAAGTGATTATTACCGTGTAAATGGTGGTAGCACAGGAACTGACTATGTTCACAAGCAAGGTGCTAGTGGAGATGGTTATAAGAAAGGTAATGTAGAAACAAAATGGGAAATCTATCAACTAATGTATGATAGAGGTAAGCAATTCCAAGTTGACAATATGGACGATGAGGAAAGTGCAGGAATGATTATCGGTAATTTACTTGCTGAGTTCCTAAGAACAAAAGTTGTTCCTGAAGTTGATGCTTTAAGATTTTCTAAATTAGCAGGTAAATGCTCAGCAACTTTAGGAAACTTAAAGAGTGAAACAATCAGTGCTAATACTATTATTTCTAAGTTTAATGATGCTTTTGAATGGTTAAGTGAACACGAAGTTCCTGCTGAAGAACAAGTAATCTTTGTTAACCCTTCAATTATGACTTTAATTAGAAATACAAGTGAATTATATAAGAAGTTATCACAAGCCGAATATAAGAACGATGATATTTCATTTATGATTGAAACTTATGAAGGTAGACCTATTATTGAAGTTCCTTCAAATCGTTTCTTCACTGAAATCTTAATTGGAGATAATGGATTTACTCCTTCTTCAAGTTCAAAGATTATCAACTATATGGTATGTGCAAAGAAAGCAATTGTCCCAATTGTTAAGTTAAATAAGTCTAAAGTTTGGACACCTGAAACAGTGCAAGACTTTGATGGCTATAAAGTTAACTTCCGTATGTATCACGATGTAATTATTCCTAAGAATAAGTTATGTGGAGTTTATACATCAGTATCAGCAACAGTTGCTACTACTAAGGCTAACGCTTTAAGTGTAGATATTACTTTAAACTCAACTGATAGTAAGTATTACTTAAATGAATACTTTACAACTCCTGCAGGATTATACGGTGCTAAGATTGTAAGAAGTGCTAGTGCATTTACAATTGGTGCAACTGTAACTGAAAGTGCAAATATTGTTGAAACTAAGATTGGTGTAGGCTTCAGTAAGTTCTCTAATGAAACTAAGCAACATTATGCATTATTAGATGCTAGTGGCAAGGTAATTGCAGTATCAGGCGAAGTTACTTTACC